TCCTGAATATTAGAATATATTAATCCTGTAGTTTGTGACTATAGGAAATAGGCTTGTGGCCGATAACAACGAAAACAAAACCCCAAAAAAAACAGGTAGACCATCCAGCTATAAGCCTGAATATAATCAGCAAGCACTCAAACTGACCAAGCTTGGCGCAATTGACAAGGATTTGGCTGAGTTTTTTAATGTCTCAGAGACAACAATCAACAACTGGAAAAATGAATTCCCTGAGTTTCTTGAGTCCCTAAAGGACGGGAAATTCCTAGTTGACAGTAGAGTTGAACGGTCATTGTATGAACGCGCTATTGGCTACAAAGCAAAAGACACCAAATTTGCGACTTATGAGGGGGAAATCACCGATGAAAAAGAATACATCAAGCACTATGCTCCTGATGTGACCGCTTGCATTTTCTGGCTCAAAAACCGCAGACCTGAGCAATGGCGAGAAAAACCAGAAGGTGATAACGAAAACAGTGAAATTGCTGACGCACTCAAGGAATTAGCCAGAGCGCTGCCAGTATGAATCCAGCCTTTAAGCGTGAGCTAGATCGCTGGTATCCGCTGATTGAGCACGCTGTCCAGCTTGCACTCGTTGAAGCTGTGCCAAATGGGGTGCGGTTTCCTGTAGTGCCAGCAGGCCGTCGCTCAGGAAAAACAGAGAGATTCAAACGCTTTCTGGCAAAGTGGGCAATGGAACACGACAACCAGATTCTATTTGCTGCCGCGCCAACCTTCACCCAGGTCAAAAAAATATTTTGGGATGACCTCAAAAAATTCACATTCTCATCCAAGCATCCAAAGTCACCAAGCGAGTCAAACCTCATCATCTATTTGCCCAATGGCACAGAGATTCATTTGATTGGCCTCGATAAGCCTTCACGCTTTGAGGGTATCCCATGGGATGGCGGTGGCATTGATGAAATTGCCGACATTAAAGATGGCGCATGGGAATCCCATATTTTACCGGCACTCAACACAGTCAATCCGACAAAGCCTGATTATCGACCATGGTGCTGGCTCTTGGGTGTGCCTGATGGTTTAAACCATTACTATGATATGGCTCAATATGCCGAGAACGGCGATGATCCAGAGTGGGCGTTGTTTCACTGGCTCTCAGCTGACATTTTACCGGCCGAGGTGATTGCATCACTAAAGCGCCAAATGAGCGCCAAGCAATTCAGACAGGAATTTGAGGCCTCTTTTGAGACAGTCTCAGGCCGGATATATGAGGACTATGGCAAACTCAACCACACTGACCGGACAATAACACCACACGAGCAACTGCTTTGGATGCACGATCAGAACTTCACGCCATTATCCAGCGCCATTGGTGTCCGTGGCAGCGAGGAAGTCGATGAGGCTGGCGTGCAAAAGGATGCAAACAGCGTCTATTTGCTCGATGAAATTGTCCTGACCTCAGCCGTATCCAAGCAGTCTGCCCTTGAGTTTGTGGAAAAATACAAAAACCATGAAAATAAGAATGTGCTTATATACGGGGATCCATCCGGAAAAGATGGTGAAAAGCATGGCCATGCCTCTGACTACACTGACATTGAGGGCGTGCTCAAATCTCACGGATGGAAATACAGCCGCCGAGTAAAAAGAGCGCACCCCGCCATCAAGGACAGACAAAACTCTGTCCGGGCTAAAATTAAAACCGCCGATGGCCATGTGACACTATATGTGAATCCAGTGACCGCGCCATGGTGCGACAAAGGATTGTCAGTGGTACAACTCAAAAAGGGCTCGACATTTCAAGAGGATCAATCATCAAAGACCGGATCTAAGTATCAGCACATCACAACAGCCATCGGCTACATCATTGATTATGAGTTCCCAATGGATGTGGCGGCCATCAATATCAATGTCACTTATCCACGTTGAATATTGTTTTATTCTCATATATGCTCAAGCCAATCCCCGTGGGATTTTCCGGCTTGTGGCCATTAAAATCGTGAGGTAAACCATGCCGGTCAATTCACCGCATCCAGAACACGCAAAATATTCACCCCAATGGAAACTTGTAAACGATTGCATTGAAGGCTCAAAAACCATCAAGGCCGAGGGCGAGACATATCTGCCAAAACCCAATCCAGACGATATAAGCACAGAAAACACCAAACGATATGACGCATACAAGCAGCGAGCAAACTTTGTCAACTTCACTGGCCACACCAAAAAAGGTATGGTTGGCATGGTTTTCCGTAAAGCCACCAAAATTGAACTTGACACAAACCTCGAATATTTAAAAGACAATGCTAACGGTGGCGGGCTGACGCTTGACCAGACAATCAGGCGAGTCCTCGATGAAACGCTGGCAACGGGTCGATATGGATTGCTTACTGATTACCCTGCAGCTGAAAAAGGCCTGACCAAAGCAAAAGTCAAAGCGCGTGGATTGCAAGCAAACATTTTGTGTTATACCGCAAGCCGGATCCTTAATTGGCGCACCACTGTTATTGATGGCATCAAAAAACTCTCACTGGTTGTATTGGCTGAGGATGTAGAGAAAATTGATGCTGATGGCTTCTCATCAGATAAAGTCACGCATTATCGCGTTTTAAAGCTGGAAAACGGTGTCTATATTCAGGAGATGTGGGACGAAGATCAGGAAATAATTAGCACAATGACACCCACCAAATTCAGTGGCGGAACATGGGATGAGATACCTTTCACTTTTGTCGGCTCTGAGAATAATGATGAACCCGTTGACGAAGCGCCGCTTTATGACATCGCTGAAATAAATATCTCGCACTACATGAACTCAGCCGACTATGAGGAAAGCTCTTTTATGGTTGGTCAGCCAACAACCGTGCTGACCGGACTGACTGAGCATTGGGTCAAAGAAGTGCTCAAAGGAAAAATTGCGATTGGCTCACTTGGGGCGATCACGTTACCAGTTGAGTCCGATGCCAAATTGCTGCAAGCAGAGCCAAATCAAATGCCATCAAAAGGCATGGAGATGAAAGAGGCTCAAATGATTAAGGTTGGCGCAAAACTTATCCAGGACACCGGAAAAGGTGCTGCCGAAACTGCCGAGGGTGCAAAGATTCGATTTGCTGGCGAAACGTCACAACTGGCCGGTATTGTTGGCAATATCACCGCCGCAATCATGCAATGTCTGACTTGGGCTGGTGAATACATGAACAGCACCGGCGAAAACATCATCACCATTAATGACCAGTTCTATGATATCAGCCTGGATGCACAGCAAGTCATGAGCCTGATTCAATTGGCTGACCGTGGCGATATTGGCCAAGATGATGTCAGGGACTTGCTGCGGAAATCTGGCTGGTTGAATCCTGAGAAAACTGATGACGATATCGATGGCAATAAAGATGACACCGGTGGCGGTCTAATGCTCACTGATGGTGATGACACCAAAACAGGTGAGCCAGCCATCATGCAAACCGATCCGGCCTTGCTGGAACTATTGAAACAATTGGCTGAGGCTCAAAAGCAGACCTTTATCCCAGCGGGTGAGGGCAAAAATCTGCCGTCAATCGTTGTGGAGGCACCGGTCATCACCGTGGAAATTCCTGAGAATATGGTCGTTGTGACTGTAGAGCAACCCGCCATCACCGTTGAGGCGCCTGACATTACAGTTGAAGCGCCAAACATCACCATTGAAGGCAAACCAGTTATCATCAACCAAACTGACGGGGATAAAAAAATCGACATCAAAACTGATGGCGAGGGCAATATCATCGGGGCAGATGTGACAAATGGTTGATAATGTCCCAGTCAATCCGGCCACTGGCTCGCAACGCGTCAATGTTGCCGTTGAGGAAGTGGGCGGCAGAGTTTTCCCGCTCTACAAATTAGTTGGTGAAGCACTAACCCCCGCCCATGTTGATGAGCACAGCGGCGCAGTTGGTGTTATTGAGCAAGAGCATTTAAAGATACATGCCGGCAAATTATTCACGCTTTCAAAAAGGTTGGTGTTAGATGATGCTGGCGGCACAAATCCAATACATGAATTTCTTGGTGTTGTCCCTGCCGATCTTTTCCCTCATTTCAGAAAATTAGCGGTGGTTACAGACGGCAGCGGGTTCGACGTTGATTTCTACGAAGCCCCCACTACCACAGATGACGGCACAGCCGTCACGTCAAAAAATAACAAGCGGAACTCAACAAACGAGGCCGGATTGCTTATTTATGACGCGCCAACCGTGACCGATGACGGTGAGCTTTTAGAGTCAATAATGGCCACCGGCACAAAACAATCAGGCGCACTGGGATCAGAGGGTTCAAATGAGTGGATATTAAAGCCAGACACAAAATACTTGATCCGCATTACTAACAACACCGCAGGGGCGGCATCATCAAGGTTTGTGATAAATATGTTTTGGTATGAATAAATGACCACCCTCTCACCCATGGGCGTGGGGTTTTTCATATTCTTTCAAGATAGAGGCGGGGCGGGAGGCCAAAAACCCAAAGCAACACCAAAACCCAAAGCGGTTGCACGCAACGGCTGGACACCAATACCGCAAGAAATTTGGGACAAGATTGAGGCGGAAAAAACCGTCACAGCCATCAAGTCTGAGCTGGCTGATACTGAAATAAAATCATTCTATGTTGATGAGCCGGATCTCATTGCACCCGAAATCAGGCAGCTTGAAATCAAACTTGAGGCGGCTGAGATTAAACTCATTGAGATAGAAAAATCACTCGATAAAAATCAAAATGCGCTCGCTCTTATATTAATATTGGCTAATATATAATGTCAGCAAACACCTTCATGCTCGATTCATTGACCCGTCACCAGGTTTATTT